CAATCTAAGTCAATTAAACCAGCTTCGCCAAAATTAACTAAGTCTCCAATAGCTGGTACATCCGTATCTGGTATGACTGGATTAAAAGTAATTGACTTATGTTCACCAAGATCTAATACTATCGAACCGGCAGTTTGTCTACCATCAATGGATCGCCTAATATTCATTCCATATGTTTTTCCGGCTTCCATAGTCAAACTATTGTTCATAGTGATACCAGTACAATCGTCATTTCCATCAAGTGAAACTGACTTCACTAATGCAGAACCTAATCCAACCAAGATTGCGTCATAAGAAAAACCGACTTTACTTCCTCGAGTAGTCTTATTAGCTATATGTTCAAAGTCCATCGAAATATTAAATATTTCAGGGCGAAGTAATGCTTGCGCAAGATGGTAAGTAGCTAACTTCCATACATGGTCTGGAGTAGTTATATAGGGAAAGTCATGCGTCTCAAAAAGAGTTGCGTTGTCTACATCGTACCCTGAGCGATAGACAAGCCTTTCATCTGGTAGAAAATCTTTTTCAGAGTTAGTGAACCGACATTTTAAAGCATGAGGTATATCCTGAAATGCTTTCCTTCCTGAAAAACCCCAACTGTTATGAGGAGTAATGAGCTGAGTTCGTACTGCTTGATCAATGTCTCTAACTACCGTATACTTCCCAGCAACAGTCCTACCAGGAGTAGCTCTACCGACTGATGCTACAGCACGAAGTAAATTATAAACCGTCCCTCTATTTTCAATGACTCCGTCGAAATAAAATTCTTTGGTAGTACATTCATCAGCCCACGATTTCAAACCAGTTAAGTCAAGTTCTTCATCTTCTACTGCTCGTCTATTAGATGAACCTTTTAATACTTCGGTATAAACCCATGCCGGATTTCGAGAAGCAATCGCAGTATCCCAACTACTACCATTCCATGCAGGAAGTAAAGAACTTACCATCAAATTAAACGTATCAACTCCAGCATTTATTTGCCCGTCCAGTCTTATTTTCAATGCAACTAAAGTAACTCCATCAAGTGTCCATGGAGAAGTATTTTTAATAGATCGAAGTTTGCTCCACACAAAACTACTTGTAGTAAATGAGTAACCAGAAGTGCCGGTTGGAGGGTCATCGTCGTTAGTTACTCTCGAAACTCTGATTTCATAAGTATCTTCAGCTAAACCACTTTTTCCAAAGTTAACAGAAAAACCCTTTTGTGTCTTACGAGTAATATTAACTGGATTACTACCAGTTAAAGGAACCCAACTACCACCTGACTCTGGACGATATTCAATATTAAATTGAATAGTTCTTGGAGCAACATTGCCACTGCCATCATAGATACCATACAGTGCATTACATGCAAAGTCAATTGATATCTCGGTAGTCAAAGGTTGCGTTGTTTGTGTATACGGGCCATCAGCTTTCGTTAAGTTCACAGCAAGGTTTTCTTCATTAATGTCTCCTCTCGAAAAAATATCTATATCATCTTTAAAACCTTGTTGCATAGTATACTCGGAGTAGTTACTCAAAGCATTTTCACCGATCTTCATTGCATCTAAATCATAAGAACCTTTGCCAATACAGAAGACATAATATCCAATTGTTTTATCTCCAACAACTTCCGTGAAAGGAGCTATAGCATATGGAGGATAAAACTTATGTGTTCCAAATAATCTTTGCACTGGCTCATAAGGTCGAGAAGAATTATTTATTCCGAGCATGGAGTTACTCTCCACCGTACTGTCTTTCTCTCTACCCGTTCCAGGCATCGGTATCAAAGCATTTACTGCAAGCATTCCAGCAATGCCTATACCAGCAGCAATGACTCCTCCAGCTATTCCAGCGCCAGTGGTTCCAGCTCCAAACATTGCTACTCCAATAGCAGGACCAGCCCACCATGCAATTGCCATGACTACAATCATAGCTATAGAGCGAGCTATTTTACCACCATCGCCACCTTCTGGAACTACTCCGATATGTACTACACTTCCTTCAACCGGAATAGTAATATTCCAGTACTCTTTATTTATCAATACCCCATCGACGAAAACTCTCCCACTATTTACTTCAGGGGAAAGTAATATATCAAGGTTAACTTCTTTAATCATCTCGGTGAGCGATTGAGATTTAGAATACTTTATCTTTTCAAGCTCACCAAAAGGAAGTGCTACCAATTGTTTTTTATCGTCATATTTATCCAACATTACTATAGAACCCCACTCTTTTATTTTTCCTTTCTAGACTATCAAATGACTCAAGACAACTGTTAATACTACTATGCTGAGTATGAAGCATAGACTCCCAATTGACTATCATGCCGCAATGCCATAATTGACCTATGACTCGGAAGACGCCAACACAACCGAAAATAGGCTTTTCACATTCCATCCAATTTTGTCTCATCTCTCTTGCATAAAGGCCGGTTATATTGTCAATATCAAAGGCGTTCTTATACTCTTCAGTCAAGTCTGGTAGGTCGATAGTAAACTGTTCTATATAAACCTTGCGTATAAGGTTATAGCAATCAATTTCAGCAAATGGCAAACCGATATAAGCATCTACCCATGGAGGTATGTAGTCATTCATTAAAATAATCCTGGGGCAACTACCGGGTCGTAGGTGTCTGCTGGATAAGGTTCATTTAAAATATCATCTACCATGAGCGACCCGAAGACAACCCCATAATTAAAACCAACATCTCTCAATATTAATGAGTAGGGACCATCTTCAATGGTATCTAAATCCGAAGCGAGTATTTGAGTTATAGTAACAGTCAAAGGAGAGTCTACATCTCTAACCGCGTCAACAATCATCCTATCGACATTGCATACGGATAACTCAGCTCTTGGCATTTCATGTGGCAGATTTGTAGGCTTCTTAACAAAAAAAGGAAATCCTTGATAGACATTTCCTAAATGAGTTATATCCTCTTTGTTGTTAACTACTCGAATTGGAGCGCCCAAATCTTCACCGTCGAGTTCGAGTAGAGTTAATAATACTTCACTCGTCTTATGAGCGAATGCTGCCCGGTCATAATTAGCAGAAGTAGTCATGCTTGTATCTCCAGTTCCATGTCAAGATTCCAATTAGTTCCCCCGGCAGAAGTAATAATTGGTTGACTCGTAAATTCAAATACTTCATTGCTACCGTCAATCGGATGGAGCCAATCAAAAGGGTCATTGCCATCAAAAAGAGTCACTTTATAAAACGTATTCCATATAGTGAATTGACTCGCAGTCAATAGCATGGAACCACTTACTATCTGTGGTGCCGAAGTACTTAAACGTCTTGACTTCGGTGAACCTTGACTCATTTCAGATCTTTTAATATTGTTACCATAAGTTAATTGGAAAGTATCAGGTTCAAACCTTTGTGGTAAACCGCTCGGCCATGTAGCCATTAGACAACCCTCCCCTTTCTTACTAAGTTATATGTTCCTTCTATCGTTTGAGCCACCGGGCCTCCGCGAGCTATATCATCGCCGACCATAATCATTAGTTGTCTCACTCCAGAACCGCTATCTTGTCTCTCTTCCGTTCTTGTTTTATCTCCAGAGCCTCTAACCACAATTACTTCTATTTTAATATCTTCTCTTCCACCTGCTCGGACTTGTTCTTTGGTACTTACCTCCTCGCCTCTTTCGAGTATTGCAGGGTATTCATTGCCGCGCAAACCATTATGAAATATAGGTAAGCTACTAGGCATCGCAACCGGGTCACTCCCTTGACTAGTCGGAACCATTATGTTACGAAGCATTCCAACTGAATCTCCTCCAGTATGTTTAGTTGGAACCATTATGTTACGAAGCATTCCAACTGAATCTCCTCCAGTATGTTTAGTTGGAACCAGTATGTCTGAAATACTTCGGATAGGTTTCGGTATACTACGAGACGTACCAACTGAGTCACTACCGGTATGTTTAGTTGGCAGTATTATGTTCGTTATACTACGAGACATACCAACTGAATCTCCTCCAGTATGTTTAGTTGGAATCAGTATGTCTGAAATACTTCGGATAGGTTTCGGTATACTACGAGACGTACCAACTGAATCTCCTCCAGTATGTTTAGTTGGC